GCAACTTACGTAATACTTTTATTGGAAACCAACTTGCCATTACTATATCAGATTTATATACATTTTTTCTTTTTGCTGAGAAATAAGACAACTGTTTCCTATACATTTCAGATTTAACTTGTGATTCAGTATTACCGTACGGTAGCACAATAAGTTTATCTTGAAACATAGGAGCTAACGATGTTACACCAAAGTGACTGTCCCATTTGTTTTTATAGGTCTCATGTCCCTCAAGTATGATTCCATTAGTATTTGCATATTCTTTTATACGAGGGTCTTGTCTAATAGCTTTTTGAAAGTTGTTCTCTTCAATAACCCAGTGGTATAAATTATACATTCTGTGCCATTCTTTAATTACACGTAATGCTTCTTCTATACCACCACCTTTGTTATTTTCTATATCTACCATTTGAAGCAATGCATCTTCACCATCATCTAAGATTGCCCATAGAAATGCAGCTTGATACCCAGAAGCAGCAGGGTCTAAACCTGCAACTAAGTAAGCATTTTTTGGAACTCTACCTACTACAGTATTCTTATCTAAACATTCTGTAATAGCTTCTAAACTAAATATAGATGCGCCACCTTCACCAGGTCTATTTTGATAAACCATCTCAAATCTTTGTAAACCACCAGTAGTCATAGCATCTCTACGTCTTGACAGTAACCATTTGTAAGTTCTAAATCCTGACCACAACATACAATCTACGTGTTCTTCTTCTTCTAGTTCAGGTATTGTACAGCTAGAGTCATGTGCTTCTTCTACTATTGTGTCCCATGCTTCGCTTTCTAACAAAGAAGAATATAAATCATCAGGGTGCTGTCTTGAACCAATAACAACAATAGCTGTATGTTCCTCTTTACGAGCTGCTAATGTTGTAGTCCACCCGTTCATAGTATTACTTCTTGCACGTGGTTGTGCAGTAGTTGCATGGTCATCAATGTCGTCTGCAATAATTAAGTCACAGTCACGAGAAAGTATTTTACCACCCTTACCAATACCAATCATTGTTGGTGATTTGATACCGTGTACTGTTCTTGTAGATACTGTAAAACCATTTTGTGACCAAGACTTACCTGTTCTTGTTTTTGGTTTAAACGTACCACCTGGTCCACAAAACTCTTCTTTTAGTTTATCGTTTGATTCTAGAGTATCTATTACAGAAGACACAGAGTTCTTTGCAATGTCTTCGTTACCACCTACCCACATAATTCTTATGTTAGGGTTTTTCATAATACGCCATATAGCAAAGTGAATAAGAAGTTCTGTCTTGCCATGACGTGGTGGTGACAATATCATTTGTTGTCCACCTTCATCTATTGCTTTGTTTAGTGCATTAATCCACTTCTCATGGAATGGTGCAGTTTCAAAGGGTACACCTTTTTCAGTAAGAAAGTATCTATCTCTAAACTCTTTAAACGATGATAATGACTCTATAGCTGCTTGAGGTACATCCCAATCAGCTTGTGCTTTCTCTTGTTCTAAGTCTTCTTGATACGCAGCAAGAAATCTTGATACTTGAGCTTTAGATACTTTAAGTATTTTTGCAGCATCATCTCTTGATATATCTTCTTGCAATACTTCTTGAACAAGTCCATCCTGTACAAACTTTTCATAAACATCACCACGTCTAGCAGATACACGTCCATCTTTGTCTGTAGATTTTTTCTTAGGAGTCTTAGCTTTAATGTTTGTCTTTTTATCTGGAAGGATATAAACCTCACCATTCTTCTTAGCTCTCCATTTACGTTTATCAATAAGTTGCCTGCATTTATCCGAACAAAATTTTCTTTGACCTTTTGGAAGTAAGTTACTGCACTCTGGTACAGCACAGACTACATTTACCATTTGACTTTATCAGCCCAATAGGCTGCTGACATTTTCCCCTTTTTAATATTCTTAGCATGCCTTGCTTTAAAAGATTTACGTCTAGCTTTCTCTTTAGCAGACTTAGGATTCTTACCTGCACCCTTAACACCTTTTTGACCAAATCTAATTAATTTAACTTTATTGCCTTCTTTAGCAAGAACAGCATGTGATTTAGTTTTATGTCCTGGTGTACGTTTAGGTTTGTTGTATCCTGAAAACTTTTCACCTCTATAAGTAATAGCCATTATTTTCTCCTCTTACGAACAGCTCTTGATTTCTGTACCTTTTTCAAATCTATATACTTACCTTCTTTGTAAGCCTTAGCTGTACTTTTAATCTCACGGGCAACAGAAGATTTAGAATTTTTCTTATTCTTAAGATACTTAGCAGGTACACCCTTCTCATAGCGAACCTTACGTCTACTTCTTTTTTTTCTTGGAGGCACGCTTCTTATCTTTCTTCTTTAAATCATTGTCTTGAGAATGTCCACCCTTAATAAAACTATTTACTCTACCCATAGCCCAAGCAGCCATAGAAGCAGATTTACTACCACTAGATAAGTAAGCACCTTGCCCACGTCTGTAGACAGCAGCCAACTGTCCATAAGTATATTTAGAATTTGCAGCTTTTTTCTGTAACGTAGCTTTAGTCTTTGCATTAATAGGTTTTCTTTTAGGTTTTTTCTTAGGAGGCATTGCCACCACCTTTCCATTTCTTACACCAAGCAAATGGTTGTACTATAGCATTCCATAATGCACAGTTACCAGTCTCCTCAAAGAAGGTACAGTTACTACATTGTTGATTACCCTTGGGATGTAACTGGTAAGCATTAGGTAATTTGCTAGACAATTGTCCTTGGCTATTAATAGTCATATAAGAATATTAACGCATTTTTTTTGATTTACGAGTTTTCTTACTCTTCTTCTTCATTGGCTTCATTCCGTAGCCCATCATATCTCCTTAATTTTACGTTGTACTGAAAGCATGCAAGATTAGAACAGAACTTAAACTTCCGTCTAAAGGTCAATGACTCTTTACAGTCCTTGCATGTTTTAATCATTATGATAATATAGTTTACTCATGGAGGATATGACAAACAACGATATTGACAAAATAGGTAGAGAAGTAGCAATAAGACTCGACCACCTCATGGCAATTGTAGACAAATCATACAACAGACATCAAAGATGTTTAGTATGTAACGAACAATACAGACATCATATTGACGGACTGCCATGTACCTCTGACGAAAGTCCAAAAGAAATTATTAGGACTGACCGTTGGGGAAACGTTTCCCATAAATAACTTCATCAATTAAATCCTGATGCACAGTCAAAGAGCGTACGTCCCCAGTTGCTTTTAATTCCTCTATAGGTACGAGCAAGGAGCGTGAAAAAAAATTTTTATTTTCTGCCTCTACTATCCTGTGTCCGTCTGCAATCCAATCTATTATCCAGGGATTTAGTTTCTGTGGATTCCAATACAGTATCTCTTCAGTAGGATATATCCAGTAAAAAAGATAATCAGGAAATGTTTTCATTGCACATCCAATAGACTTGAATCCATCGTTGTCTACTATCTGTATCTCGAGTGCTACGTTACCTGTCTCTTTTGCTTGTGTATCCGTCTTAACTTCAAAGTATTTTGTACCTAACTCGTTGTTAACTACAAAGAAGTCTGCTCCTTGTTGTTGCTCCCACCGTTGTGCAGGTCGGATAACATAGATTGATTTACCTTGTTCTGTCTTACTTTCATAGAATTTTTTAATAAGAAGTTCACCTTGTTCACCGACTTCATATTGTTCCCTAAATTCATAAATAAAATACCTCCTTATATCCATAACTATGATAGTATGATTATGCTTTTAACAAACATTCTTTTTGAATTACTAAGTTACAGGTAAAGAGGCTATCGGACGGACGAAAGCTCGCTACTAACATCATTGCGTTAGGACTGGGATTACCACAAGGCGAGTACCCAAGGACTTACGAAAAGAAGAGAATTATTTTTTTTACCGTACGTACAATGTCCGCCCCTGCCCGAAAACACATCCCCCCCAAACGCACAGTAAGTTAAGAAATATTATTTCTTTCTTACTGCTAGTAAGAGTATTATGCTATACTAAACAGGACACCTACTTACACAGGACATTACATACCCTCCTGTAACCGTTATCCCAGTCAACTGTTAGGTAGGTGTCACGTTTTTATCTACTAGTTACCAGAAATATTTTTAGGTATCACATACCACACCTGCCCCACCCAACATTAAATACCCCCGTTACATGGTATGAAGCTGTACTATATATTCATATATTTCCACCAACCCACCCCCACCCCTACAAGAGCGCCAGCAAGCTGACGCACAAATACTTATCCCGACCACATAACATTCAATACACTATATATGGTATAGTTTGTTAATATTTGTCTAGTATATGTATACATTTGCATACCCAGTGATATAAACCTTAGA